ATATAAGAATCCTGATCTACTGTAATATATTTAAACTTAATAGATGGACTCGCTGTTAGTAGATGATTATTTACTTCATTTGCACTTTCGTCAAATTTTTCTAGAGCATCTACTATATAATTTTTTACATAAAAGATTTGAGGTAAGTCTCCAACAATTATATAATCTGCCTCCTCTTTTTGTAAAGGCCAGAACGTTCCAGCCTTTGGAAGAAACATATAGTCATAGATAACAAATGGCATGGTGGCAGAATCTGGAGCAAGGTTTTCACTTACTGGGTAGAATGGTTTAAAACTATAATTGCTTGCATTCCAGACAGCACTAGAGGCTGCAGGATAGCCTGAAACTGAACCGCTTACTAAATCCCATAAATAATTATTAATATGCACAATGGCTAATTCCATTGGATTAGACATAGTTAGCCGTCACCCCTTCTGCAATTAAAGTTGCATCTCTTTTTGCAATAGAAAGCATATTAGTTACAATACCAGAATTTATTCTTGGAACAACTAGCCTTCGACGCTCTTGAACTCCACGCTCTATTTTTCTAAAAAAACCAAACTTAGCAAGTATTTGATTTCCTTGTGTGGCAACAGCCCTGTTAAATGTTGATTCGAAACTGCCCTTAACTTCTGTTCCGCCAGGAGATTGCACAAAAGACTTTGTTGTTGTAACAAATCTTCCATCTTCAAGTCTATACTTTAAGTACTTACCTCTCTTTGGCTGTATGACAATAGGCTCACCTTTTTCCATAACCTCTGCCTTATTGGGGAAGGGGTAGCCCTGATCATTAGGATATTTTGCTGGACTAAAGGTGTAACTTATGATAGCGCCATCGATAGTGCTTGTTATGTTGCCTTTGAATAGTCTGGCTGATCTTTCTCCCGTCCTATTAAATTCATAAACATGGTGGAAGGCTTTCCCGTTTTGGCGAGCCTGCATATCTACATAATTATCAAAGTAGTTTTTTATAATGAATGCCGCTCCGCGATTGATCTTAGTTTTATTTTCTGGATTCATGTATAGGTCTGTAATAAGAGTGCCATCGTAAGTTGCTAGAGCAGTAACTTTTTCTGCAAACTTTCCAGTATTAAATGCTTTTGTAGCCATTATGGTCCCAACCTTTGAATCTCTTGACGCATTATAACGGTTTCATATTCTATTACTGATCCGTCAAAATTGATTAGCGGTGTTGATCCGCGTGACTCAAAAATAGTAGATCCTTGAAACCCTCCATCGCTAGATGGATCTTGATTCTCTAAATAAATAACCCCAGAACTGTTTCTTATTCTTACAATTCTTCTATCTGATGGAATAACCTCTGATGATCGTATTTTAACCATTGAGATAAGCATATTCAAGTAGTTATTTATTTCGACTGTTGTTGAATTATCTCCAAGACCTTTTCTTACAACACCCTTAGCAAGACAGTTAATAGTTTTTTCAAACGTCCAGGCTCTTACAACTGCTCCAGTAGCATCCTGAGAAACAGTAGCCTGATAAATATCTGCCTTCATTGTATACGTTGAAGATGATATACATGTTGCCACTTAAATCACCATGTATCGCGGAATTTTGTAATGCGCTAAAAGGTTGTCTACAAGTAGGTTTCCTGTCCCTGTAGCAAAGTCTGAGCCATATTTAATATCGTATGCGTCGTTGGATAGTTCAGATATATTCTTGTTTCTGATATTAAAATCATTGCATAAATAATCATTTACTAGTAGGGCTGTTGCCTCTTCTACATCTGCAGGGACATAATCCCATCCCCAAACTCCATCTATTTTATAGGCAAAATCTTTCTTAAAGATCCCTTGATAATAGAAAACAGAAAATCTAGGAAATTCAAGAATTTCCGTTTCTTCGTCAGAGTTCACTATTTTAATTCTATTTGAAGATTCACCAATTTCTAATGGATAATCTAATTGATAAAGAGAATTATCTCTCTCATAGATCAAAATATCGTCTTCATAAACGGCATCTATTCTAAATAGATTATCTGGAAGAGTCAAAACGTCTGTGTTGTTTCCATACACAGTTACTGTTCTTTTATTTTTATAAAAGTCATAGCCTAGAGATGCATTAATACTAAGTCTTGCTCTTCTCTCAAGTCTTTTAATTGCGGCGTCGGTTGTTGATACATCTATTGATGCAATATCTCTTATTTGAGAAACAGTAGCATAGGGACGAACCAATGCAGCATACTGGACTTGATTATACGCTCCAGAGCCACTAGTTGTAACGTATTCTATTTTTATGTTTCTATCGTATGTTGTTGAGTTAGCATCTAGTGTTAATTTAAATACAGATGAGGCTGTTTTTGTTGCCTTGCCGCCCTGAATAAACTCTTGTGTGTTTAAATCGTATACCTCAAAGTACACGTTAGTCGCATAGGAACTAGCAGTATAACTAATCTCTAAAGGAGAATAATCGCTTCTAAGATATTCAAGCATTTAGCACCACCAGAATAGTATTAATTCTATTTTACTACATATTGAGATATGGAAAGGGGGCCGCATAAGCGGCCCCCTAACCAGTAATATTTAATTATCAGCCAGTTACGGCGTTAGCCTTAGCCATTGCGGAAAGTTCCTCAATGTTGAGGCCCATACGGACGTAAACTGTGTACTCTACGGTATCTTTCTTTGGCTTGAACTCACGGTGGACAGTAACATCTCTCTGGAAGCCCCAGATTCTGTTCTGTGGGAAGGTGAGGTCAACGTAGTGGTCTGGGTATAGTGGAACTTCCATGACGGGGATACCGAAAATAGAAGTTGTCATACCAGCAGGGCCACCAACGCGGGGCTGTGCGCCACGGAGGATACCAGAAGCGATATCCTCAGGAACGCCACCTGAGCCAATTGCACGGAGATCCGTAAGAAGGGTTTGAACGTTCTTAGTTGAAGCATAGAACTTCAACTCGCCACGACGAGCCTTGAACTTACGGGGAAGTGCATTGTAAAGATTCTCAAAGAAGGCAATAGCGGAACCACTCTTTACCTGACCTGCTGTAGTAGCAGCGGTGAAGAATGTGGATGCTGTGGTTAGGGTTGCAGCGGTACCAAAGTGTGTACCACCAGCAGCGCCATCGGCTAGTTTAACGAACCCATCAATTGTGTATGGGTAGGTTGTACCAGCGTAGGATGCGGTACCCTGAGCAGCAAGACCATTGATTGCAATGTCCTCAAGATCGTTACCAAACTGACCAGCCATTAGCCGGACAATGTGGTCCTCAAGAGCAGAGCCTTCAATGTTATCCTCAAGTGCCTCAGTTGAGAGTTCGTAGTCCAAGCGGAACTTAGTTGTGACAATTTCAACCTTGGTGAATTGTGCGCCACGGTTTGCATAGTCTGTTACGCCTGCACCAGCATCAAAAACGCTTTCGCTTGCTTGTGATGCCTTGCGGATCAAACGTGTGCCCACCTGAATCTTATCGAATTCAGCGGTGTTTGCACGCATGATTTGTCTACGACCATCGTTGCCCAAGACCATTTGATCGAACACATAGTCTAGGAATTGACGGGATTGTTCTGGAAGTAGGACGCCACCATTTTGTGTTAGTGGGTTGCTTGTCAAGTTCTCCATATCACCGCTTGAAGCGAGATCTGAGATGATTGCACCTGTACCAACATTTACTGCGGCAGCGGCCTTATTTATAATGTCACTCATGCTTTTCTTTACACCTCTCTTTCATATTTTAGTTAAATAGATCTGCGGAACTGAGGAAGCGTCCGCCCCATAATGACTTTCTCATTACGGGTTGCTCTGGGATACTATTTTCAAGTTCACCAGACTTCTTCATTGCTGTCTCTTCTTCTACAGACTCCACACGGGTAGCAATTTCTGTAGCAGCGCTGTTGAGATCAGCCAAACTCTTTGTTACTTCATCATATTTTGATTGAAGTTGTCCAATCTTGTCGTCTACAGCCTTTGAAAGTTCAAGGATAGCGCTTGTAATCTTATCCAAGGACTCTGTGCTTGACTCAACGGACTTTGTGATTGCTTCTTCTACGAAAGACTTAACTTCGCCTATGGCCTTTTCAACATCAAGAACATCTGAGGAAGTGTCTTCGGCAACGTTAGCCTCTACACTATCGGACTTGGCCAGCGCCAAGGCTTCAGTAACAACATCCTCTACGGTGTCCTCTACGGTTTCTTCTACGTCGAACTCAACTTCTTCTGAAGCCTCGTCCAGAGCCTGGGCGGTGTCAAGTTCTTCATGGCTTGTTTCGTTATTAGCCACTTCAACACCTCCTTCTTGTTTTTGTAAAGTCAGCGGAGAATTTTCTACTTCGTCCGACTTTTTCGTTGACAATGGGTGACCATTTGGCAACAAATCTGTGTCATATGGCAATTTTTTGAATTTCCCTTTTGCTACTGCAGAGAGGAAACCGTTAACTCTTTCAGTAGCCCAAGTTTTTGCTATTTCTTCTTGATCTTGGACGGGGCTAGAGTTAAACGCATTTATGCCTCTTGTGTAAACCTCAAAAACTTCTTTGAAATTAACACTCTTATTGATAACATTACCATATTTTTCATTATGTTGAGAAATTAATGACTCAAGTTCCTTGCGAATTGCAACCTCTGATGCTTTTGTTATTGAAGCAACTTTGATTTTAGTAAGGTCTGAAATATTTTTTATAACAATCTGTTGAGTTTCTGAGAACTTGTTGTTAGAAAGTTTCTTATAAACTCTAACGCTTGCCTTCTCTTCATTAAGAAGTTCTACTCTACCTTTTTCAAGGGAGGAACCTTTCTTAAATACAACAAAATCATTTTCTTGGATAGGGGTGTTATCTGCCTTGTAGGTGACTTTCTTCTTTTTCTTTTCTTTTGGAATGCCTCCAGCAAGACCTTGTTGAGCATTACGGCTTGGAGTATTTTCATTAGTTAATGTCTGCTTGTCAATGTCATCGTCATCCATATCTTCATCTTCCATATCTTCATCGTGCATTTTATCAAGGGAGGAGATCCTTCTAAGAGTACTCATCTTGTGCCCAACGCGAGTATCTGATGCCACCCAGCCATCTGCAGTTTTTCTATAAACTCTAATTAGAACTGCTGGATCGCCTTCTTCAGCGTTAATAGTAAAGTCTGAGTCTGGAACATTAATAGAACCTGATCTTGAAATTCTTTCTACTTTGCCTCTGGCAGTACCACCAGATGAATTCCATGAAACAAAACTTCCAACTGAAATAGAGTCTGCCTTAAAAAGATACTCGTCTACGACCTTACCTATTTCTTGATTTTTATTAACGTCATTTGACTCAATCCAGCCAATCTCAGACATATTTCCATTGCAAGAGGGGCAGGAGGCTGATTCAGATTTTTCTGCAATAGCAATTTTATCGCTCTGGCACCAGAAAACATTCTCAGTAGAAAACTCTGTGGCTATGCCAGAAGTTATAATCTCGTCCCCTAGTTTTTGAATAGAAAAAATGTTAGCGAATTGATTAGCGGGAGAGTCAACTAGAGACAACTCCATTAACTCATATTCCTTTACGACTCTTACAGAATTCTCTTCATCGTCTTCATCCATTGAATTTTCATAGTCAAGGATTCTTCCGCCGATTGAGAAGCCAGTTAGAGTACCGTCTAGAACCATCTGCCAGATATTTTCAGCGCCTTTTGAAATGTAGGCATCAACAAATATTCCGCTATATGTTTTTCCAGATG